ATGGTCGAATCAAAACAATGTATGGATTGCAGGAAATTTTCGAATGGCCTGTTACGGCTGTTGTAAATACTAGGCTTTACTTAACACGAGTTCAACCAGGTCAATACATCCAAACAATCAATGGAGGTTTGTTACCAGCAACAGCTAGCAACACGCCTGTGGATTTCCTTGCGGACAATTATGAAACATATCGTGGTTCTCTACGATATAAGTTCACTATTGTTTCTACAGGAATGCATACAGGTAAGTTGCGTGCTACATACGAACCTGAAGTTCAACAGACTTCACCATGTGACAATCAAGGCGTTAAGTTTGAAATCTTTGAACTTGGTGCTGATCTCGATGGCAATGTAACATATGGATTCGACATACCCTACCAAACACTTTTGTTAATGCAACCATTAACTGAAGCTAATGCTGTTATAAAAGGCGGCGGACGTTTGTTAGGTGGTGTTTTGTCCATTTTTGTCGAAAATCCGCTAGTCGCACCAGCTACAGTTTCAAACAGAGTCCGTATAATTGTTGAAAAACGAGGATATGATAATTTCGAAACATCTGTTCCGGGACCTTTAAAAACTAAGTTCACGGCTGGCGCAGAAAATACATTCACAAACCGTATTGGACTTGTCTTTTCTATTATAACGAATACAAGTCTTATTACAGTCACAAGAACTGATGGGGGTCCAGTTACCCTCCCAAGTTTTGTGCGACCTAATGCAGGTTTTTATGCTCAAATCCAAATAACATCACCAACATTGATAAAATGGGACACACAAAATATCGTCCAAGGTACACGTGCTGTGGCTTTCTACGCAGAAGATAATCAACGCATTGTTTATCTTATCCAACCCAATACTAATGTAAATTCGTGGAGGGAAGGTTACAGAGCTGCAGCGACTATTGCTAGTGGCTGTTCTTTTGCTGAATGCGGGTTCTGGAACGGAAGTTCTATACTCTCATTAACTTTGACAGTCACATACATCGCAATACCAGCTATGCGTGGAGATATGGACAGCAGATATGACGAGCCATCACACATGACACAAACGAAGAAATCAGCAATGATCACACCAATACAAACAGGTGAAGATCACATGAAAATTAAGTCAATGCTGCGAAGACATGAGCCTTGGCACAAGTTTACAACATATGCAGTGGAAGAATACAATCCCTTCCTATGTAATGTTAGTATACCTTGCAGTTTTGGCAGTCCCGTAAACAGAAATCTTGCGGAGGAATACATGAAATACAACAAAGTTACCAGTTTCCATGACGTTTTTCGATTCAGTCGTGGTTCAGTGCGTTTTGTAATTGCTTTCTATGCAGTTAAAGGTGATATAAAGAATTGTGTTGTGCAAACTACACATATTCCTTTTGAAGCACCCACAATTACACCAGAAACGCAATCAGGCTCACTGATTTCCAATGCGATGGGGTATGCAACAGAGATTCATTCTCTGGATAAAAATCCTGTCTTATCAATCGAAATTCCGCATTATCTGTTGGGTAGAAAGAACTATAATAGTTCTTACAATTCCGCAGAATTGCTTACTAGAATGATGAATTCATTAGGAAATCTTAAACTTGTGGTTTTAGGACCAAGTGAAACAGAAGTTAAAGGAGTTGTTTATCGAGCAATTGCGGATGACCTGTTAATGTCGGTTTTCAACGGATTGCCTAATCGCGTCATTGATAATGTACCCTTCACAACATATGTAGGGAACGTTAGACCAGTACCAGTGGTCCCAACAGCAATGACGGCAAATGATGGCTGGGTTCGTGATCTCACTGAAGAAGGTGTGGAACCTAATCCAGGCCCCTTTATTGGGACAGGATCAGGTTTTTCCATCCTTGGAAGTGATTTTGCAAAGAGCATGAAACAGATTGGGAATAATGCAGACAAAGTGGGAAGTTTGGCAGGAGCAATAGAATTGGTAGTTCGTAAGGACGAGCGATTAGTTGCATATGTTGACATCCTATTACAAGTTGGCCATGTTCTCATCAATCCTGATTTGCGAACATTCGCAATGGCTATGACATCAATAGTTCTCAAAGTGATCCCCACAGTTCTGTTAAAGGAACTTGGCTCTCGTGTCACAGGTTTTTGTACCAAACTTTTCCAGTCCTCCAATATGGCGGGCGATATGGAAGATAAGGGAAAAACCATGGCAGACGACGTGTGGGATTGCATTGGAGAGTTCTTTAATGTCAGACCTGGCATCCGTACAAGTTGGGTGAGGAAATTCAATTTGTTGATGAAAATGACTACGATGGTTGACAAAATTGTTTCATTTATTGAATCAGTTTTGTTTGCATTTAAAGTTTTCCTAAACAAACTCTATCAACTTTATGACAAAGATGGATACCTTTTTAAGGTCATCATGGACAGTGAAGTCATTAAGTGTTGCACAGGTTACAATAATCTTGTAGCGCAATTGACGGATCAGAGTGTGTTTCGACAAATAACATGTAGTCGGAAAAACATTTCATTCTGTTACACAACTCGGAGATATGGACGTATTATGGCTAACAACTTGCTATCAACACGGAAAATGAACCCAAATATACATCAAAGTGTGAGTCGTTCCAATATGGACATGGATAAGCTTTGTGCCAAACTTTTAGCTTTTTCTGAAAGGCCATTGGTGAGGCGCGAACCTTTTTGCATGTACATGTTTGGTGACGCGGGCATAGGAAAATCCTACACGGCAACTCGTTTAATTATGAGTTTGTTGCGTGGAGCGAATGTGCCCATCAGCAATGATCCCATTTTTGTAAAATCAAGTGGAACGAAATTCATGGACGGTTATCAAGATCAACCAGCATTTTTGTATGACGATTTTGCAGCTATTGACGATCAGGAAGTAACAGAATTCGGAGAGTTCATTGCGCTGAAATCATCCAATTATTATCAAGGAAATTTTTCAGCAGTTGATGAAAAACAACGACCAGTTCATCCTGTTCTATTGTTCGCATGTTCCAATTTGCCTATGCCAGACAACAACATGATACAGACGCGTGAAGCGTTTCTTAGGAGACGCGATATGCTAGTGAAAGCAGAGCTTTCACCCGCTTTTTTACGTTGTTCTGAATGTGCCACAACATCTAAAGGCTTGGGTTGTAGGTCCTGTTTTGCTAAAAACGAGGTTTTGATTTCGCAAGGCAATCATGTGCGTTTCACGTTGTGTAACTCCATGACAGGTTCAGCAACTTCAACTGTGTATACAGGATTGGAAAGGTTTGAGAAATTTATTGCAAGTGAACACAAGAAATACTATGATCGTGAAACGAAGAATATGCTCAATCGCTTGAATGCCATAACAATGGCCATCAATGCCTGTGAAGAACCCAAAACATATGACAAAGTGCAGAAAGGAACATCAATCACAAGTGAATTCTTGGCCGAACAATTGGAATCACACAGCTTGAACATTAAAGTTGATCAAAATTTCGCAGATGTTTTCAATAAGCTGTTACAATCTAGTAATGAAGCTCTTATAGATAGCCATTTGTTGACTAATGCGAAATTTGGTGAATTTCCGGAAGTTTTGGAAAAAGCTGGCGATTTCTTTGAACAAGGGGATCGCGGAGACGGTATCATGCATTGGGCAGGTGGAGTTTCTGCAATCGTTGGAATGGCAGCCTGTAGGTTTTCCTACAGAATGTATAAACGTGCTAACATGAAACAACAACAACACCCCTGTATATGCGCTTTCACAATAGCTTTGGAAGCCATGAAACCGCAATTAATAACAGCTTTGACGGTTAAAGACTTAATGGAAGCTCAAACATCATCAGCTAGAACATCGGAAGACATGACAGAGGAATTGCAAGAACATGGAGAACATGAAATGCCAAAATTGCGCCCTGATTTTTCTTGGAGCAATGGCCTTTTCCGCATCAATGGTGAGAAATTCTACACTGAATGTGACAGATGTATAACAACACATGACAAATCCAACATGACAGCTGCATACGGCATAGACATGGAAGCAGCCTGTTTATGTACATCTGAAGTTTTCAAATCTGGAAAGATGGAAAAATTCTACCAGTCAGGTCGTTACGTCTATGTTTCTTGTGATGATACGAATGAAAATAATGATGGGTTTGTCAGCTATAAAATTATGTGTAATAAATGTGCGCAAGATCCTTTGCATATACAGACTCTCATTAAACACGGTTTCAAACATGGTTTTCAAGGTCCCAAGAGTGATGGAGAAGTCGCAATGTACGAAATTGGCGCAGCCATAGGCTGGGCCATTGCAGTCATTTATGCGCTTCTGTATGCATTCAAAATCCTATCCGCGCTTTACAGCTTACTTTTTCCAACAAAAGGTAATGCGGGTGGTGATCAAGATTACTCAGAGGAGAGAAACCGAATGCTTGCACAGAGGAAGAATCAACAGAAAGAAGCAAAACGTGCGAGGAAATATATGCGTCATACAGGAAATTCGGAGTTCGATGTTGCAGACATGTATTATAAGAACAAAGTGAGATTATGTGCAGGCGTGTGTAAAACATGGGGAGTTGCAGTTGCAGGAACAAACATCTTAACAACAGGTCATTGGTATGAGGAATTCGAAAGAGAGAAAACATGCACAGTTGATGGTGGAAAACCAATTAACATCGAAGACGTTGAGATCAAGAGATTAAGCATGGAATATGACGGAGTTATGAAAAACGCTGACATTGTTATGCTCAAATTTCCTGGCATACCCCAAAAACGAAACATTGTTCATCATTTCGTTAGTGAAGAGGAACTTGAGAGGGATTCAGTGCCAAAACGTGTGCAATACGTAGACATCAGAAGTGACCGAACTATCATGGGTCTGCCCATAGAGGAAACTTTCCATACCTGTTATTATAACGGTAAGGAAAGATTCATCTCTGGTTGGGAGTATGATTTTAACAAGGTTGGTGTTGATTACGCGGTGTATGAAGGAGGATGTATGTCTGCTTTGATAGATAATATTCATAAGCAGATTATCGGATTTCATGTCGCCTCGGGTCCAAGACCAGTTTTGTTGCGGTATGGCTATGCACAATGTATCACGAGAGAGTGTTTGCAGGATTTGTTAGGAATTGACGGTGTTAAAGAAAGTGAGGTTGTGGATCTCAATTACTTATACGCTGAAGATTTTAAAACTAATGATGTGTTAGAACCAATGTTGGCCTTAAAACCATACATTTCAGTTCAAGCATCTTTGAATGAACCAATTCGTCATGCAACATACACCGATTTGAAACCATCACCGATGTTTGGATTGCTTACAGAAGAAGGAAAGAAACCAGTTATTTTCAATACAATTGGCGAAGCTTTCCCAGGAGTGGCAAAGATGGAAGAAGCTATTAACAAGAACATTGACGATGTTATTGTACCAGTAAAATTTGTAGCTAAAGCACGAACAGCGCTTAAGCACAAAATACTTGCGTTTGAACCAACATACGCAGTGAAGCAGTGGCGAACAACAACAGAGAGCATTGAAGGTGTTATTGGTCAGGAGTATATGCGACCACAAGTTGCGGGTACTGCTAATGGCATTCCATTGAACAAACTTTTTCCAGCAAAGAAAGATACATACAAACGGGTTGGTAAATCTTTATTTTTCAACACCATTTGTGTAGATTTACACGAGAGGAACATGGCAATGCGTTTTGATGGAAAATGTCCACCAACAGCTTTTCAAGTCGTTTTGAAAGACGAGTTAAAATCAGAAGCAAAGATTGGTAGTCCACGCGAAGTAGACTGTTCACCAACAGAGTTTACACAAACAGTTCGCAAATACACTTTAGATTTTAGTGCAGCTTTTTACGAGAATAACTTGGGTAAAACATTTTCAGCAGTGGGAATGAATTGCTTAGGTTCAGATTGGACCAAACTGTGCAACAAACTGAGGTGGCATAACAACATTGTGGCAGGGGATGTTTCAGCCTTCGGGCCGACACTACCACGCCCAATTTGCGAAAATGTATGGTCAGCGATAAACCATTGGTATGACAACAAAGGTGAAAGATGCCAACAATCCAATGCGATGCGCAATGTGCTGTGTAAAGAAAGTTTGACTTCGGTCAAAGTTGCATACAACACTGTATTCAAAACAAATGCTTCAAGCCCTTCGGGACTTGGTATAACAACCATTGTGAATACGTGTTCTATGTGGCAGTATCTTTATATAGCATGGTGCTCCATCGTGGAAGATTGGTATGAAACAGGAAATAACATCGAAGGTGCAGACCGAGTAGCAGCGGAAACAGTTGAGTTCTTTGAACGTTATGTTGATACTGTGATTTATGGAGACGATTTAATTTGTTCCGTTAGTCCGGTAATCACTGAAATGTTTAACAACTTGACATTGGCTAAATTCTTTGCTACTATTGGATTGAAATATACAGATGGTGCGAAGAAAACAGTTTCAGTACCATTCGTTCGATTGCAGGACGCCACCTTCTTAGGTAGAGCTTTCACAACATTGAAGATTGGTGAGGAGAAACATCAAGTTGGTGCACTCGATATAACATTGATTAGAAATATTGTGAATTGGACTAAATGTCGTAATTCAAACAATATGGATAGACACATGTTAAGTGCGACACAATCAGCGCTTATTGAGTTAATGTATCATGGACCTGAAAAACACGCTAAAGGTTATGGCATTTTGCAGAAGTATTGGCAATCAGAAGGTAGGAATACCGTTTTGGTTGGTTACACTTTTGACGAATTGTACGAACGTTGGCGTAATGATAACATCAACGAAGAAGAAAAATTAACGCTAGACTGCGGCGATAAATGCATGTCAAATTTGGACGTAAGTGAGCAGAGCCCCGGTGAATAACCGTGCGGGCCCTCACATTTTTGGTAGTTATTGCTGAGCACCCTCAATTTTATTGAGGCGCGTGCCCTTTAACTAAGTGTTTAAGAAACATCATTCTGGGTGTGTGCCCGCAGACAGAATGTGCGACAACAGGGATGCGATTTTTAGATGTAGGCGTAGCCACACTATTATATTGTAGGTAGGGACCCCGAAAGGGCCTGACTTATAGTCTTTATAAAGTATAATCATATAATCATATAAATATTGAACAGTTAGTTTTTGTGTTTTGCAAATTTTTGTTTCCAACTATTTATTTATGGATATAATTATTTGCTCGTAGTTTATATTAGATG